ATTCAAGATGTTGGGGATTATACGAATGCAACAGACGTACCATTTAGATTTGTACCTTGCATGGTATCTGGTTTAGCTTTTTATTTAGCACAAAAGTATCAACCACAAATGGTTCAACCTATGAAGTTGTACTATGAAGATGAATTTGCTAGAGCATTAGCAGAAGATGGATCTGCATCTAGCACATACATTACACCAAAAGCTTATTACCCAGGATCATAATGGATTATAAAGATTATTTAAGAGCAGCTAAAGAATTAGGTCTAAGACCAATACGTATAGATGAATTTGATTCTTTAGCAGGAGCTTTAGATATGAACTCTATATTAAAATTAACACAACAAATACAAGAACCTGAAAAACCTTTAGGTAAAGATTAATGGCAAAATACGCAACAGGTAAATACGCAAAAGCAATATCTGATAGATCAGGTATGGAATTTCCATACAAAGAAATGGTTAGAGAATGGAATGGTGCCTTTGTCCATGTTTCAGAGTTTGAACCAAAGCAACCACAATTAGAACCAAAACCAATGAATGGTGATTCTATATCTTTACGTAATGTAAGACCAGATAGAATAGAACCTGCAGTTGCTGCATTATTAAAAAACAATCCTTTTTCTATTGCATCGGGATCACAAACAATTACAGTTTCAGAACCAAACCACGGTAGATCAACAAGTGATACCGTAAGATTTAGAAATGTCGTGGGTAGTCCAGGTGGCGTAGCATTTACGACTTACGAAAACTCTAGTGGTTTTAGTATAACAGTAACAACATCTGATAAGTATACATTTACATTGGGTGCAACTCCTAGTATAACAGAAGAGTCAGGAGGACCAACTGTGTCTGCAGGACCAGTTACATTAACGGCATGATAAAAAAATTAAAGAACTTTATTTGTAAAATATTTGGTATTAAACAATGTGCTTGTCCAGAACAAGATGAACATCTTGAGCTGTACGAAGAAGTTATAAGTCGTAAACAAGATAAAATAAATAGAAAACATAAAAAAGGATCTGAGTAATGGCTGGATTAAGTGCATCGGGATTAAAAACACAGATTAAAAGTTATACTGAAACAGACTCTAATGTTTTAACAGACTCTGTTTTAGAGAATATAATTTTAAATGCACAGTATAGAATATTTAGAGATGTGCCAATTGATGCAGATAGAAAACAACAAACAGGTGATTTAGTTGCAGGTCAAGAAACAATTAATTGTCCAGCAGGATCAGTTTTTATTAGAGCTATTCAAGTTTATGATTCTACTTCAGCAACTACAGGAGCTAACACTTATTTAGAAAAAAAAGACATTACTTATTTACAAGAATATATTTCTTCAACAGAGTCATCAAAAAGAGGACAACCTAAATATTATGCTATGTTTGGTGGTGCAACAGGAGAGTCTGACACTACCTCTGGAAGAATAATGTTTGCTCCAGTTCCTGATACCACTTACAAATTTAGAGTTCACTTTAATGCAGCACCTGCATTGTTAGAGAACAATGATACTAATTATATTAGTCTTAATTTTCCAAATGGGCTATTATATTGTTGTCTATCAGAGGCTTTTGGTTATTTAAAAGGCCCGATAGACATGTTGACTTTGTATGAAAATAAATATAAACAAGAGGTACAGAAGTTTGCTAATGAGCAAGTCGGTAGAAGACGAAGAGACGACTACACAGACGGAACAGTCAGAATACCAATAAACTCAGCAAACCCATAGGAGATATAAATTATGGCAATATCATCGGCGATTTGTAATAGCTTTAAACAAGAAATATTGGTTGGTACACACAACCTTACAGCATCAAGTGGTGACACTTTTAAAATAGCTCTATTTACAAGCTCTGCATCTTTAGGTGCAAGTACAACTGCTTATTCAACATCAAATGAAATTTCAAACACATCTGGATCTGCATACAGTGCGGGTGGAGCGACTCTTACAAGCGTAACTCCAACTTTAGATTCATCAACTGCAGTTTGTGATTTTGCAGATGTGAGTTTTACTTCAGCATCTTTTACAGCTAATGGTGCATTAATTTATAACGATTCACAATCTGACAAAGCTGTTGCCGTTATTGCCTTTGGTGGTGACAAAACAGTTTCTTCTGGAACATTCACAATTCAATTTCCAACAGCAGACGCAAGTAACGCAATCATTCGTATAGCGTAAGGAGGAACTCCTTATGGCATCTACCTGGGGTACTAATACTTGGGGATCAAACGAATGGCAAGATGATGTCATTACCGTTTCATTAACAGGTGTATCCGCTACCACATCTTTAGGTAATTCAGAAGAATTTAACGAAACAGGTTGGGGAAGACTAGCCTGGAATAATGCTGATTGGGGTGAGGGTGCTGATGAAACAGTATCTGTTACAGGTTTAGAAGCAACCGCTTCACCAGGATCTATTACTACAGGAGTTGCTTATTTATTAGAGATGATTGGTTCCAATCACTCTTTAACTTCTAGTGTTGGTAGTCTTGATATTGATGCAGAAATAGGTGTCCCTATAACAGGTGTGCAATCAACTTTTGCAACTCCAACTATGTCTTATGTTGGAACTTTAGTTGGTTGGGGTAGAGATGGTTGGAACGATAATTCTTGGGGAGAATCTCCTGATCAAGTTATTCCATTAGTAGGTCAAGAATTAACTTCAAGTGTTGGATCTCCTACTTTAGAATTTGCATACGAGTTATCTGGTCAAGAAGCCACAACAAGCGTCGGTAGTGTTAGTTTTGTAATTAGTCCTACTCTTGCTGTTTCTGGACAATCTTCTACTTCTTCTTTAGGGACTTTAGGAGTTGCTTTTGGTGTAAGCACTGAACCTGTTACAGGGATAGCTGCAACATCAAGCTTAGGAACATTGGGATTAGAGTTTGGTCCAAGTGCCATTACTGGTGTGTCTGCAACCTCTGCCGTTGGAGATGTAGAAATTGGTTCTGTTGAATTATTAAATTTAACAGGTGTTTCTTCAACTTCTTCTGTAGGGTCAATATCACCTGCTGATGTGGTTGGCTTAACAGGTGTTTCTTCTAGTTTTTCTGTGGGATCGGTTACTGTTACCGATGTAACTCAAGGTTTAACCACAGATGCTTTGACCTCAAGCTTAGGAATATTAGGAATACAGGCTTACGGTAATATTGACACTGGTTCAAATGCAAGCTATAGTAATGTTTCAACAGGTTCGAATGATACATATTCGGATGTTGCAACTGGATCAAATACAAGTTATAGTGACGCTGCATAATAGGAGATAATTTATGGCATCAACATACACACCTTTAGGTGTAGAACTTCAAGCAACTGGTGAAAACGCCGGTACATGGGGAACTAAGACTAATACAAATTTACAACTTATTGAACAAATAGTTGGGGGCTTTACACAGCAATCAATAGCTGGTAGTGCACAAAATACTGATTTAGCTGTATCAGATGGATCAACTGGTGCAACTCTTGCACATAGAATGATAGAATTCACTGGTACAATTTCTGGTGATCAAGTTGTTAGAATACCTTTAGATGTTCAAACTTTTTATATTTTAAGAAACTCAACTTCAGGTTCTCACACGGTTCAATTTAAATACATTTCTGGTTCAGGAGGCACGGTAACTTTTTCAGCAACAGATAAAGGCGATAAAATAGTTGTTGCCATGGCTGATGATGGAACGAATCCTAACATAAAAGAAATAGCTTTAGGACTTACAGAAATTTCAGAAGATACAACTCCACAACTTGGTGGAAACTTAGATACTAATTCACACAATATCATAATTGATGATGCACATTTTATTGCTGATGAAAATAGTAACGAGCAAATTATTTTTCAAACAACATCATCTGCAGTAAATCAGTTTGACGTTACAAACGCTGCTACTGGTAACGCACCAAGCATATCTGCAACAGGTGATGATTCAAATATTGATATCGCTCTTATACCAAAAGGAACCGGTGAAACAAAAGTTGGAACAGGTGCAGCAAATGCAACAATAACTTCTAGTGGGGCTCACAACCTTATTTTAGACACTAATTCTGGAACAAATTCAGGGACTATTACCATTACAGATGGAGCAAATGGTGATATAAATATAGCTCCAAACGGAACTGGACAAGCGCAGGTAGGTGGAAATAAAATTGCCACTGCTGGATTAGCGGTTGCTTTTTCATTAGTTTTTGGATAAATAAAGATAGGAGAATATAAAATATGTCAGCACCAAATTTAGTAAACGTCGCAACGATAACAGCCAAATCTGTTCAAGCGACTTTAGGCACAACTTTAACAACTGAAATTCTTGCAAACGCATCGTCTTCAGGAAAAGTATTTAAAATAAACACTATCATTATAGCAAACATTGACGGCACTAACGCAGCAGACGCATCTGTTGCAATTACAAAATCAGGTGGTTCACCAATAATGATCGCAAGCACAATATCTGTTCCTGCTGATGCAACATTAGTTGTAATAGATAAAAACTCTTCTATCTATCTTGAAGAGGGAGACAATATAGAAGCGGGTGCGGGTGCAGCATCTGACTTAACTATCACAATAAGTTACGAGGAATTAAGTTAGGGGAGGTAATTAGCTGTGGCAAATGGCGGAATTATTGGACCTGTAACAACAATCGTAAAATCAGCAGGTGGAAACACTGTTTCAAAATTTACTAGTCCTGGAACTTTTGCTCCAGGAGGATCTGACACTACATTATTAGACGTTTTAATCGTTGCTGGAGGCGGCGGAGGTGGAAAAACTAAAGGTGCTCCCAGCAACAATGCCTGTGGCGGTGGCGGAGCAGGTGGAGTTTTATTTTTAAAAAATGTACCTAACACAAACCCTGCACCTGTAAGTGTAACTGTTGGAGGCGGTGGAGCAGGAAAAGGATCTCCAAGTCCCTCTAATAATTATGGTGGAAATGGTGGACCTGGAACTGCTGGAAGTAATTCTGTTTTTGGAAGTTTTACAGCTAATGGCGGAGGATTTGGCGGTGGAAGACCAGAAGCCTCTCCATCTCCTGTTGATGCCGGAGGCCCAGGTGGTAATGGCGGCGGCGGTTGCGGAACTATTGGTCCCTCTGCAGGAGCTGGAGGAGCATCTAGTCAATCTGATGCATCAGGATTTATTGGTTCTGCTTTAGCAAATGCTGGTGGAGCTGGTGGAGCTGGCCCTATTGACAGAGCTGGCGGAGGTGGAGGCGGCGCAGGTGCTGCTGGAACTGACGCTTCAGATCCAGGTGTAGGTGGAGCTGGTGGTGTTGGTGTTGATAGAAGTCCATTCTTTCCTGGAACACCTTTCGGCGATAGCGGTTTTGTAGGCGGTGGAGGAGGAGGTGGTAGATACCAACCTGCTACTAGTCCTGCGCCACAACCTTCTGGCGGAAATGGCGGTGGAGGAAATGGTGCTGTTAATACAGGTGGTCAACCTGGAACTGGGGTACCTGATAATATTTTATCTACTGCTGGTTCTGATAACACTGGTGGCGGTGGAGGCGGTGGAGCGCAACAACATTCCCCTCCTGCTGATAGCACTGGTGTAAATGGAACATTTGGTTCATCTGGTGGATCTGGTGTAGTGATGGTAACTCAAGTAACTAGAACAGTAGCTTCAGGTGTATGGAGCATAGGTGAAGTTTATGATAATGTTAAAGCGGGCAATTGGAGTAATTAATGGCACACTTTGCAGAAATAAGAAATGATACTAATAAAGTTTTAAGAGTAATTGTTATCTCAAATTCTCAATGTTCTGAAAATGGTGGAGAAAATACCACTGAATTAGAACAATGGGTAAAAAACAATCACGCAAACGATCCCGTTATTGAACAAGAACTTGGGACATACCCTGAAACATTTTGGAAACAAACATCTTATAATACACATTTTAATGAACACGCAAATGGTGGCACACCATTAAGAGGAAATTACGCAGGTATAGGATATAACTATGACTCAGAAAATGATCTTTTTTATCCTGATAAACCATTTAATTCTTGGACTTTAGATTTAAATACTGCAGATTGGACTGCTCCTGAACCATATCCAAATGATGGACAACTTTATGTATGGAATGAAGATAATTTAAATTGGGAGTTAGCAGAATAATGGCGCACTTTGCAGAAATAAAAGAATCAAATAACGAAGTAGTTAGAGTATTAGTTTTTTCTAATGAAGATGTAAATGCTCATGGAGGAGACTTATCTACAGGAGCAGAGGAATGGGTAAAAACTTCTACACCTAGAAGTGTAGATGAACCTGTTTATTGGAAACAAACGTCTTATAATAAAAATTTTAGAAAAAATTATGCTGGTAAAGAATTTACTTATGACTCAACGGGTGATGTTTTTGTAACAGCAAAACCGTTTTCTTCATGGACATTAAACGATGATTATGAATGGATACCTCCAGTAGAAATGATTTTACCACAACCTCATCCATCCTGGATTAAAGGCACAGATCTTTCACGCGAGTGGGATAACACTAACGCACAATATTATTGGAAAGCCCCTTTAGCTTTTCCATCTGTATTACATTATATGGATGGTTCTGAAGAAAAAAAATACGATATTAGATGGGATAGAAATAGAGATATTTGGATTGGCATTAAACACGATGGTTCTTTTTGGGACTTTAATTCTAGTTCAAGCACATGGTCATCTAGTTCAATAACAGAATTACCGACAAAAGGTGTCTTCTATATAACATCTTGGGATGAAGATAATCAAAAGTGGACAGCTTATGATTTTTGGGATAATAATATTAATTATGAGTGGAATCCATCTACTCAAAGTTGGGAGACAATATAATGCCAAGTGGAGTCAATGGCGGAGTTAAGGGAGTTGTTAACGAGCCTACAGCACAACCAGAAGTAATACACAATATTACATCTACAAATCCTTCTTTTTCATTAACGTATGGAAAAGCAGCTAATTGTGATGTAGCTTTAATTGGTGGCGGTGGATCCGGCCGGGGAGGAACTGGAGAAGGCGGAGGAGCGGGAGTAGTATCTTTTACACCAGCACACCCTTTACCAGCATCAGCTTTTCCAATTACGATTGCTGCTGGAGGATCTGGATCAAGACCCAACTCACACGGAGAAGATGGAGGAGTATCAACGTTAGGAGCCTCATCTCCTTTAACTGCTAGTTTTGGAGCGGGCGGTAGTAGAACCGCACCAACAGGATCTGGCGGAGGAGGTGGTAGTGGTGGACCTCAAGGAAACAATGGTGGATCACCGGGACCTTACAAAGGTGGTGGCGGAGGAGCCGGAGGAGCCGGTTCAGGACCACCTAACGGAGCCGGTGGTAACGGAGCAGCTATACCAAGCACATTTGGTAATGCACCCTCACCTATTTTTAGTTCAACATTTGGTTTAACTTTTTGTGGTGGAGGAGTTGGCGGAGGTGCGTACGGATCTAACAACCCAGTTAATTTTAGATCACCAGGAGGAGGTGGACACGGAGCACCAAACGAAGGTGGTGGAGAAGGTGGAGCCGGTCAAAGTAATTACGGAGCTGGTGGAGGAGGCGATGGAGCTTTTTCACCCGGCGGTGACGGTGGTAATGGCGGAAGCGGTAGAGTTTTAATTAAAGAACCTTCTGGAGGTTTTGCTTGTCCAGGTGTATGGGGTTTAAAAGGTCAATTTTATTGGAAAAAACAAGACCAATGGTCTTGATTTAATTTCATCTTAATATAATATTCTACCAATAAAGAATGAATCTTAAATATTATTATTGGTATTTTCAATCAGCATTACCTAAATCATTTTGTAATGATTTAATTAAATACGGTAATGAAAAACAAGAAGAGACAGCACTAACCGGAGGCTACAAAGCTAAATCAGATAAAGGACAAACTCTCTCTGAAACAGAACTTAAAGATTTAAAAAAGAAAAGAGATTCTAATATAGTTTGGTTAAATGAACCATGGGTTTATAGTGAAATACATCCATATGTTTATCAAGCAAATGAAAATGCTGGGTGGAATTTTCAATGGGATTGGTCAGAGTCTTGTCAATTTACAAAATATAAAAAAGACCAGTATTATGGTTGGCATTGTGATTCTTGGGACGAACCATACAATGATCCAAAGAATAAAAATTTTTATGGAAAGATAAGAAAGCTGTCTGTAACATGTGTTCTTTCAGAACCAGATGATTACGAAGGAGGAGAGTTAGAGTTTGATTTTGGAACACAAGAACCAGATGGAAAACATAATATAAGAACTTGTACAGAAATAAAATCTCAAGGATCTTTGGTTGTTTTTCCCAGTTTTGTAAAACATAGGGTTAAACCAGTAACAAAAGGAACTAGATATTCTTTAGTTATTTGGAACTTAGGTCAACCATATAAATGATTACTATAAAAAATAATTTTTTAGATGAAACTTTTATAGATAATTTTATACAAAATATTATAAAAAAATCTCAAGAATATAAACCTATATGGAAGTCTAATATTAACTGGGGAAAAAATATTGTAAAAGATTCCTCTTTAGTTTTGGCTTATGAAATAAACAAAGAACATTTAAACTATATTAAATCTAAATTTATAGAGCTGGATGATAAATTTAAAGATAAAGAAATAGTAGGTCATTTTTATATTTGGACAAGAGGAAGTTATATACCGATGCATAACGATAGCAATTATGAGTATGGTTGTACTATTTATTTAAATAAATATTGGGAGATAGACTGGGGTGGTTTGTATATTTGGAAAGATAATAATAAATTAAATATTGAAAAACCAGAGTTTAATAAACTTATAATTAATAAAAGTAATACTAGACATGGGACCACTTTACTAAATTACAATGTTCCTGAAGAAAGATTAACACTACAAATATTTTTTAAATGAAAATAGTAGATCATATTGGAATATTTAATAATGCTTATTCAAAAGCATTTTGTGAAGAGTATATAGAAATGTATTACAAAGATATTAAAAGACATAAAAGAAACACAGACTCGGTAGAAGATGAATCAATAAATTTAAAATATTATGACATGCCTTTTTTAGAAATATTTTGGAAAGATTGTTATCCACAATATGCTTTAAAATATTCAATGTTGGACAAACTACAAAGCCATAAAATATATGATACAAAACTACAAAAAACAAAACCTAATGAAGGCTATCATTTGTTGCATTGTGAAAATACTAGCAAGCAAAACAGCGGTCGTATATTAGCTTTTATACTTTATTTAAATACGGTTGAAGAAGGGCAAACTTATTTTTCAGAACAAGATATAAAAATAAAACCAGAACAAGGAAAATTAATTTTATGGCCCGCTTATTTTACACATCCACATAAAGGACTACCACCTAAACAAAACAAATATATTATTACTGGTTGGGTGGAGTTTGGAATATAATGTATTTTCAAGATTTAGAATTTTATGAAACAGATAATTTTCAATATTTATTGATACATAAAAATGCATGCACGAGTGTTTTAAAAACAATAGAATATTTAAAACCACAACTTTCTAACGCTAGAAATATAAAAAAAACTTGTTGGACTGTTATAAGAGATCCTTATGAAAGATTTGTTTCTGGTTTGTGTTATGATATTAAAAGACACAACATAGATATAGAAAATATTAAGTTAGATAAATTATTTTTAAGTAATTTAGAAAAAAATAGTAAAGAAGCAGGCAACGTAAAACACACATCCTACCAGTCCATGTATTTAATGAATTCATGTGTAAACTGGTATGTAGATATTTCTGATTTAAATATATTTTTAGAAATGCATTTTAATTCATCTTTTCATCTTAACCAAGGACCTGATATAAAACAACATTTTAAAAAAGAAGAAGTATTAAAATATTTAAATATGGAATATGAGATATACAATAAAATAAAAATGTCGTCTTTTATTTGGGAGTGGCAGAAAGGTAAAATATTTTAGTATGAACCATATTCAAAAAATTTTTACAAACACCTTGTTTTCTTCACACTCTTTAGTTTCAAAAGAATATTTAGAAGACATGATTATAGAATGTAAAGATATTCAAAAACAAATTACAACAGGTGGTGATAATTGGAATTGTAATACCTACAATACTTTAGGAACTTATGAATTAAAAGATAATCCTAAATTTAAACATTTAATAGATATCGTAACAGATAAAGTAAATATATATGCTAAAGAACTAAAATCAAATTATAACTACACATGTTGCAACTCTTGGTTTAATATATATAAAAAAGGAGACTATCAAGAATATCACTATCATGCAGGTAGTCGTTTTAGTGCAATATTTGTTTTGCAAACACCTAAACCTTATCCAGTAGTAACTTTTGAAAACCCTTTACCTGATATGTTGCCATTAAAAAATTTAGAAATCTGTGATATAAATGCAGAAACTTATCATATAAAAGACATGAAAGAAAATTGTTTACTTATATTTAGATCTTATTTAAGACATATGGTGTCACCTTTACAACAAGATGGAGAAAGAATATCAATAGCGTTTAATTTTTAATATGAGTTTTAAAGAAAAAGGTTATCAAATAATTAGAAATGCTATCTCATTAGAGTTAGCAGAATTTTGTCATAAGTATTTTTTATTAAAAGCTAAAGTTTTTAAAAAAATGTTAGAGGAAAAAACTGTTTCTCCATATATAACTTTTATGGGAACATTTAATGATCCCCAAGTTCCAAACTCTTATGCACACTATGCAGATATAGTTATGGAAACTCTTTTGATAGACATGCAGAAAAAAATGCAAGAAGAAACTAATTTAAATTTAGTCCCTACATATTCTTACGCTAGAATTTATTACAAAGGAAATGCTTTAGCTAGACATAAAGATAGACCTAGTTGTGAAATATCTACAACTATGAATTTGGGTGGAGACATGTGGCCAATATATGTTGATCCAACTGGTGAAGATAATGTCACTTACGTTACAAAATCAAACACAGAAGTAAAAAAACAGGCACACTCTGGTATTAAAGTAGATTTAAATCCTGGTGATATGCTTATCTATAAAGGATATGATTTAGAACATTGGAGAGAAACCTTTGATGGTGATGTATGTACTCAAGTTTTTTTACATTACAATGACACAGATTCAAATTGGTCAGAAAAAAATCAATTTGATGGTAGAGAGTTTATTGGTTTACCAGACACTTTTAAACGTAAGTCCGAATAGACTGCTATCTCCTCTTCCATAATCTCCAGTAGGATGAAAATTACAAGCCACAGAGTATCTAGTATTACCACTTTTATTACGAACTATGCAGTGTCTTAAATAAGATGGAAAAATTAATAAGAACTTGTCTAAAGGAGTTACGTCCCAATAATTAGAATTATACACAGTATATTTTTCAGGCAAAAGTTCCATATTAGTTTCATTATTATATTTATAAAATCTTATGGGACTAGTTTTATAGTTATAATAAACAGCAGAAAACATATTGTTAGAGTGTTTGTGCACATCAGAAGCCTCTCCTGGTTTTGTTCTAGTAGCCCAAGAAGTTGTTAAAGATAGTTTTGTTTCTGTATTACCAATAATTTTTTGTGAAAAATTATCTATGGCTTGCTCTATCTTAACTTTTAAACCTTTTAGATCTTCGTGTTCATTTAAGATATTTAAACTCTCACTAATACAGCTGTGATTAGGCAGCTTATCTATGGTCTTGTACTTAACCGATTTTAAAATTTCTTCTATTTTTTCTTGATTTATATGTTCAATTTCGTACACTGTAAGCGGTGTTGCAAACAGTGGTATTGTTGCAATTTCTTTCATAAATTGGTAATCTATGGTAATACTTCTAAAATAACAAGGTAATTATGCTACAAAAGATAGGGTTTCAGCCAGGAATAAACAAACAAATTACAGCCACAGGAGCAGAGGGTCAATGGATAGATTGTGACAATGTTCGTTTTAGGTATGGTATACCTGAAAAAATAGGTGGTTGGAAACAATTAGCAGGCACCAATTTTTTAACAGGAGCTGGTAGAGGGCTTCATCATTTTGTTAGCAGCACAAGTATTAAGTATTCTATTATTGGAACAAACAGAATTTTGTATGCTTATTCAGGGGGTGTTTTTTACGATATACATCCTATTAAAACAACAACAACTCTTACAAGTGCATTCACCACGACCAACGGATCACCAACAGTAACTATTACTTTTAGCACTTCTCACAATATAGGTGCTCAAGACATAATATTATTAGATAATTTTTCTTCTGCAACTAACTCTAACTTTGCAGCATCTGATTTTGATGATAAAAAATTTATGGTAACAAGTGTACCATCAGCAACTACTTTAACTATAACAATGCCTTCAAACGAAAGTGGATCTGGTGCTTCAACATCTGGAGGTGTTAGAGTTCAACACTACTACCCAGTGGGACCAGCAGTTCAAGCAAAAGGTTTTGGTTGGTCTTTAGGGACTTGGGGTGGACAAGAAATAGGTGCATCAACTACAACTTTAAATGGTGCTTTGTCAGATGACACAGCAGGAACAGGTGGCTCCGGAACATCAATTACTTTGACTGACGCCTCACAATTTCCTAGCACGGGTACAAATTTTATTCAAGTTGGTAACGAAGAAATTTCTTACACGGGAGTTTCTGGAAATAATTTAACAGGTATAACCAGAGCAGTTAGAAACTCAACAAGGTCTGCACATTCTGATGGAGCAACTGTAACAAACTCCACTGATTTTGTTGCGTGGGGTGAGGCGGCATCAGGAGACTTAGTTCTTGAACCAGGTATGTGGTCATTAGATAATTTTGGTGATAAGGCTATTTGTTTAATACACGATGCTCAAGTTTTTGAATGGGATTCTGCCGCAACAAATGCAACAAACAATAGGGCTACAATTATATCGGGTGCACCAACTGCATCAAGACATATGGTTGTATCCACACCAGACAGGCACTTAGTATTTTATGGAACGGAAACAACTATTGGAACACCCTCTACACAAGATGATATGTTTATTAGATTCTCTGACCAAGAGGACATAAATACTTACACACCCACAGCAACAAATACTGCTGGTACACAAAGACTGGCCGACGGATCACAAATTAGAGGAGCTATTCGTGGTAGAGATGCATTATATGTTTGGACAGATACAGCATTATTTACACAACGTTTTGTTGGACAACCTTTTACATTTGCGTTTGCACAAGTCGGAACTAACTGTGGACTTGTTGGACAAAATGCATGTGTAGAAGTTGATGGCGCTGCATACTGGATGTCTGAAAATGGTTTCTTTAGATACGCTGGTAAACTAGAATCGTTACCTTGTCTTGTAGAAGATTTTGTTTATGAGGATATAAATTTAGAATCTGGTAATCAAATGGTATCTGCTGGTTTAAATAATTTATTTGGTGAAGTTATGTGGTTTTATCCAACGTCTTCATCATCTGTTGTAAATAGAATGATTGCATACAACTACTTTGACTCTTCACCACAAAGACCAGTTTGGACAAATGGAACTTTAGCTAGAACTATGTGGGAAGACTCCGCTGTATTCGGTAAACCTCATGCATTAGAATACGATGCAGGGACAGATACTTCTTTTGATGTTGTAGGGAACACAGAGGGCAGAACAACATACTATGAACATGAAACAGGGACAGATCAAATAAGATCAGGAACTACAACTGCTATATTAGCTAGTATAGAATCTGGTGACTATGACATAAGTCAAAGAAGAGGTATCACAGGCCAATCAACTGGTGTTGCAGATCTTAGAGGTGACGGTGAATTTATAATGAAGATAAGAAGATTTATACCGGACTTCATATCACAAACAGGAACTACTAGAATTACTTTAAATTTAAGAGATTTTCCAAATGACAGTCAAGCAAGTTCTTCATTGGGTCCATTTGACATAACTTCTTCAACCAAAAAAGTAGACACTCGTGCTAGAGCAAGGGCTGTTGCTTTAAAAATAGAAAACACAGCAACTAGTCAATCTTGGAGATTAGGAACTTTTAGATTAGACATACAACCAGACGGAAGAAGATAATGGCAAAGATAGTACAAGTATTAACAAGACCTAGTAATGAGTATGATTTAGAAACTGCAGAGGCACAAGTTAGAGATTTAGATGGAATTATACAAAAATTAAATACAACGTTTCAAGAAGAATTAAAAGAGGAGGTGGAAGCATTTAACTTCTTTTTACAATAATGGCTAATAGTTTTATAAATAAAAAAGCAGATTTAACAACAACTGATCTTACAACACTATATACAGTGCCTAGTTTTAAAACTGCTGTTGTAAAATCCATACTAATATCTGACGATGCAGGATCGGGGGCAAATATAACTGTAACTTTAGTAGACGCTAGTTCTAATATATTTAGTTTATTTAAAACAAAAGCAATATCTGGTAATGCTACAACAGAACTTTTAACTCAACCTTTAGTCATGGAGGAAAGTGAAGTACTAAAAGTACAGGCAAGTGATGCGAACGAGCTGCACGTCATAGCTTCAATATTAGAAATACAGCCTAGAGAGGTAACAACATAATGCAAGTATTAAAACCAGCAAAGGTAGAGACAACATATAGACACAAAGAAACAGGGGAACTTTTTAAAGAAAGAAAAGACTGGGAAGCTAAGGGTTATAAACAAGAAGACATGGCTCAAGATGTAAATGTCGTAATGCCTAGCCTTGATTTATTCGGTAAAACAAAATAAAGTGGTACGATGGCAATAACTAGAGCACAACAGGTAAGACAGATGTTAGAAGATGGAGGTATGTTAGTACAACCATCTATGACTGGTAAACGACCAGGATACAGAAATCCAAATGAAGACAGAGCTAGAGAAGAAGAAGCTGCTGCTAATCGTAGAGAGGCAGCAATGCAAGAGCAAAGGCGACAAACTTTTGATGCTAGAAAATCACCTACTGGGTCTTACGATGAAGTTGGTTTAGATGTTAGAAAAACAGGAAAAGATGATGATCCATATGAAGGTACAACTCAAGCGACTGGCACTGATTTTGTAACAAACCTTGTACCCGATGTAAATATTCCTGATAGAGATGAACAAAAAAAATTAAAAAAGAAACTTAGAGAAAAAAATCCAACTTTTTTTGATCGACTTCTTCCAACAAGACAAAATTTTTTTAACAGAAGTTTATTAATACCCGGAGCTAAAAAAAGTATAACTAAACAGAGACAAGCTTATGCAGATTATTTAAGAAGTATGGGTGTGATACCAAGTGAAGAATTAACGGATACAGACAATCTTTTTTCTTTTTTTGAAAACCAAGCTTTTCAAGAAGGTCCAACAGTTCCAGTCAGAACTATAAAAAGTTATGGAGATTTTTTATTAGATGAATTTGGTAATCCAACTGTTAAATACAGAGGAGATATAGGAGCTTACAGAAGAGATATGGGAATAGATGATCGTGGACCATCAGAGGCTAATCAAATAGCAACAGATCCAACAGATCTAACAGACCCAACTGACCCTACAGATCCAAATCAAACAACAGATGTTTTTGCTGGGATTACTCCAAGATTCGCGGGCTCTATATTTGATTTTGATGCATTAAGAAGACAATTAGAAGAAGAATCAGCAGCGGATGGCGGACGAATAGGTGCTGCCGAAGGTGGGATCATGGACCTTGAAACAGGAAGACAAATGTATTTCTTAGGTAAACTAGTTAAGAAAGCAACAAGGGCTGTTAAGAAAGTTGCAAAGTCACCAATAGGTAAAGCTGCTCTAGGTTTTGCAGCCCTTAAATTTGGACCAGCATTTTTAAAATCAGAGGGTTTAAAAAATTTTTTTCTTACTGATCCTAGTAAAGGATTTTCATTAGGTAATTTAATTGGTAAAAATTTAACAACTAAAGGTGCAATGGCAGGTATTGCAGGTATATCTGCTTTAGCTGGTTTAATGCCACAAGAAGAAGAGGAAGATGATCCATACAGAGGACCTGATATAGACATAGCTAATATTAGAGCTAATCCATATAATTTTTTATCACCTAGATTTACTGGCACTACGTTTGCAGCTGATGGTGGTCGTATAGGTTTAAAAGATGGTAATGGTGTTGCGGATGAAGAGGCAGAGAACGCAAGATTTGCTAAACGTGTGAGAGAATTAATGGATGAAGGTTTTGACATGGGTGAAGCTGTTAGAGAAGCTATGAAAGAAGGTTACGCAGAAGGCGGTCGAACAGGATTTTTTATGGGCAGTAAACTGCCACAAGGATTAGCTTTAGTAAGACAAATGTTAAAATTTTTTTCTGAAGGTAGTAAGACAGGTAAAACTGGTTCTGAATTGTTAAAAATAGTTAACCCTAAACAATTTACAAAATATCTTGAAGACCCCAATACTTTATTTATGAAAGGATCTACTAAAGATGGTATTATGGCAAGTGATGTAGTTAAAGATTACGCTAGTAAAGTAAAAGGTGAAAGAGCAAAAATGATTGAAGACCTTCTTGTATCAGCAAAGAATATAAACAAAGCAGATAAATCTACTGAAAAATTTAAAAAAGAAATAATAGAAGAAATGATGAGTAAAGGTTCTAATAAAGAAGCAGCTGAAAGTTCAGCGGAAATTTTTTCAGATATGGCAAAAAGCGCTGCTGGCGGAAAAGAAATAATGAAAAATAAACCAAAAATTACAGATGAAGGTATTTTACAATTAGAACAAATTGTTAAAAATTTACAAACTGGTGGTAAAACAGCAAGAGATTTAAATGCGGACGGTGGTCGTATAGGTTTAAAAGGTGGAACAGGATCTAAGATTCTTAATTTTTTTAAACCTTTTAGTAGAGACACAAAAGGCGGAAACCAACTTGAAGGACTTTTATATGGTTCAGAAGGTATAGGTGAAATATTAAGATTATTATCCTCAAGTGGAATGTTTGCAGAAGGTGGAGATGTAGAGCCAGTTGCTAAAAAGACAATGCCACTATTAGATATGGACGGCAAAGAAATGGATCTTAGAGATAATGGTGGGTTCGTGCCAATAGGTAGAATGGAAAAGGCAGATGACGTGCCGGCTAGATTATCTAAAAATGAATTTGTATTTACAGCTGATGCTGTTAGAAACGCTGGTGAGGGAGATGTGGACAAAGGCGCGGAAGTTATGTATAACATGATGAAGAACCTCGAATCCGGGGGTGAAGTATCTGAAGAATCGCAAGGATTACAAGGCGCTAGAGAAATGTTTCAAACATCTAAAAGATTAGAGGAAGTACTATAATGGCAACAGAAACCCAGATAACAAGACCCGCACCTTTTGTAGAAAAATTAGGAGAAGATTTAGCCCAACAGGTAGTAGCTCAAACAGGTGTACCAATAGTTACACAAGGTATTGGAAGTTTAACACAACAACCAGGTGAAACAGCTGCAGGTTTCAAAGCAAGACAAGATGCTGCAAGAGCTTTTACAACAAGACAACAAAATTTAGCAGGACTTGCACCGCAAGTAGCTGGTCAAGACGCATTACAACAACAAGCACAAACTTTAGCAACAGGTGCAGCAGGACAAACTGGTCTTGCATCATTTCAACCATTTTTAACTTCGGCACAACAAGAAGCACAACTTGCTAGTGGATTAGGAACTGCAGCTTTAGGTGGATTAGGAACTGCTGGACAAGAACTAACTCAGGCTGGAACAACGATAGGTGGAGTGCCACTAGGTGCAACTGCTTTTCAACAAGACGTATCTCAATTTATGTCACCATATCAATCACAAGTGATTGATGCATCATTAGCAGAATTTGATCGTAACAAAGCAATACAAGAACAAAGTATACGAGATCAACAAGCCGCTTTGGGTGCGCTCGGCAGTGGTCGAGCGGGAGTGCAACTCGCTGAGTTTGGCACAGGGGCAGCGAGAGAAAGAGCTTTACTACAAGCTAATCTTTTGCAGCAAGGTTTTCAGCAAGCGCAAGGTGCAAGACAACAAGACATTGCCAATAGATTTGGTTTAGGTCAAGCACAAGCAGGACTTGCTGGACAAAGAGGAGCACTTGCTGGAGCAACACAAGGTTTAGGACAATTCAGATCGGGACTAGCAGGACAACAAGCTGCTCTTGGACAAGCGCAAGAAGGAATTTTAGGAGCTAATATTTCACGTTTAGGTTCATTGGGCGCATTGAATCAAGCGCAACAACAAGCACAACTTGATGCACAAAGAGAAGCAGTAAGACAAGCAGCGTTCCAACCACAAGAACAGTTGGATAGATATGCAGGTCAAGTTGCAGGTATCATGGGTGGTTATCCTGGACAAACAGTAACTTCAAACGTACCTAACCCTACACCGTTACAAACAGCGTTAGGTGTTGGTACAACACTTGCAGGAATATACACAGGATTTAAACCTCCAGTGCAACAATTTCAACAAATACCATTTAAATAATATGAACAGAGTATTAAAAAGACCGATGTTTAGAATGGGTGGTTCATCAGGGACCGGTATTACATCAGGACTTGATAACACACAAGAATTTAGACCTGGCTTTAGATTAGGAACAAGTAAATATGGAATGGGTCAAGGTTCTACAGAAGGATATGAAGGTATATTTCCACCAAGAGCAACATTTGCATCTGATATGATTGCAGCAAATAGATCAACAGCAGAAGCACCCGCTTTTAACGAAGAGGCAGACGCACAAAGAAGAATAGATATGTTCAATAAATTTGCACCAAGAGCAGCTACACCTTTTGGACCAGGTAGTCTTTCAGGTTTTTTAACAAGCACAGGATTAAATTTATTATCTGCAACACCAAGAGGTAATATATTTGCAACAGCCGCAGGAGCTGCAAAAGATCCTTTTGATGCATTTACAACTGCAAGAGGTAAAGAATCTGCAGAAGATAGAGCACTTAAATTGGCTGCTTTAGAAGCCGCTATGTCAAGAGGAGAAAAATTAAGTGATACAAAAAGTGCACAAGAATTTGAAATAAAACAATCTGAACAGGCTGTAAAAGATGAAAGAGCACTTCAAGAATTTATCTATGATCAAAAATTAGCTATTGAAAAAGTAAAAGGTGAGTATGATGTACAAGCTGAAGCAGCTGGTGGTAGTGATAAATTAAACATAGAAGTCACACAAAATTTAATCACAGGTGCTTCAAGATCTATTTTTGATGCAAGAAATACATTAAATGCTGGAGTAAAAGAAGTTGATGGTAAACAAGTGCCTTTATCAGAAACTGAGACAAGAGAGTTAAAACAAATTATATCAGAAAATGAATTATTTTTAGAAAAACAATTAGGATTGCCTGCAGAGTATGCTGCGATATTACAAAGCCCTGAAAGATATGATGCAGCTAAAAGATCAGCTGTAGCTGATGAAAATAGAAAAAGAAAAGAAGAATGGATCGCAGCTAATCCAAAAAAACAAGGAGAAAAACCTAGAGATTACGAAAAAAGATTTAAAGAAGGTGTTAAAGAAATTGATTTATACTCACAAGAAGCAGATACAATTGCTCAAGATTATATACGTAAACAATATTATAACTTTGCTAGTGGTGGTAGAGTTGGTTATCAACAGGGTGGAGGTGCTGACATGGCTCAAGAACCAGCGACCATGGAACAAGAATCGCCTGTTCAAGAGTTATCATACAACGAGTTAAGATCAAGATTACCTAAAGATATAGATAATGAAATAGTTATGTTGTTAGCAAATAGTAAACAAGCTTTACTAGATTTTGCAAACATTCAAACACAAGAAGATATAGCTTTGTTTAACCAACAATACGATGTAAATTTGACGTTGCCACAGGGGGCGTAATATGGAACCCTTTAAAAAAGATTTTAACAGAATCCTAACTTCTGATGACGTTAATAATACAATAGAAAAATCTAGAAATTTTTTAAGCAAAACAAAAAAACCTGTAAAATTTACGTGGGAAGGTCTTAAAAATGCTAATTTGTTATTTGAAACAAATCCTTTTGATAAATTAAAAACAGAAAGACTTAAAGAATTAATGTCTGGCTCCAAAGCCAATGAAAAAGATTATATAGATTTTTTTGAAGACATGGAAAAATCCATATACGGTGCAGTTCAAAATATAGGTTATTCAATTGGTGACATCATAACAACAGGTGTTGACATGGGTGCTGCTGTTGCCGGTAAAGAAACAAATTTAACGGAAAAATTAACAGAAACTTATGAAGAAAATAAAATAGAAGAACCAGAAACATTATTAGGTTCTTTAAATAAAGTTTTAATTCAATACGGTGTTCCTGGTGGTGCTGTGTTCAAAATAATGAACAGAGCAAAAAAAGTAATAAATAAAGGTAAGAGAATTATAAAGCCAACAACAAAAATTGAAAAAGGAACACAAATAGCTAAACGTGCAGGATACATGGCAACTGCTTTTGGAGCCACAGACTTTATAGCGGCAGAACCCGGTAGAGGTAATCTGTTAACTGATTTTGTCGCAGACAAAACAGGAGTAGAAAGTTTAAGAGAAGAAAACACAGAAGGATTAGAAGGGTCTGAACTTGCTTTTGCTAGATTTAGAAACAGATTAAGATATGGAGCAGAAGGTAGTTTAATAGGAGGTGGTTTTACGTTAATGGGAAAACCTATTGCCTTTGGTGTAAAGTATGGATTGTTTAAACCAGCAGCTTTTACTGCAGGTTTAGGTTTAAAATATGGTGTTAGCCCTATTCTTACTGGTGCTTCTTTTCTTGCATCAAGAGCAATTCCAACACCCGTTGCAAAAGCTTTAAAAGATTCAAGTAGTTATGTAATTGATAAAGCTGTTGGAACTTTAAAGGTAGGAACAGGTGCAAAACAAATGCCTAAATTTGAAGACTGGAGATTATTCTCTATAAAAAGCGATGACCCTCTTCAAAGAAGATTAAAAAGTTTAGATAATAAATTATCTTTTTTTAGATCTGTGGGTAGAATGACTGATAATACTTTTCAAATTTCTACAGAGGCAAAGACTATGATTAAAGGAAGATCTAGAACTATTGAAAAATATTTAGAATCAATTGAAAAAAAATCTTATGACTTAGCAAAAAGTTTTGAAAACCAATATAATAGCATGACTTCATCTCCTGCAAGTCAGGATTATTATTTGGATAAAGTATTGTCTTTTTTAAAAGGTCAAATAAAAAAACAAGACTTACCGGTAGAATTACAAGAAACAGCTGTTTCTTTAAACAAAGAGTTATTAAATATTAAAAAAACTTTTGCTAATCTTTTACCCGCAGGTGATCTTAAAAATTTTATGTTAAATAATATTAAAACATACATGAGAAAATCTTTTGCTACATTTACAAATCCAGAATACCAAGCAAGTGATAAAGTAAAAGAAGGAGCATCTAAATGGATATTAGAAAATGTTGTTAAAAAAAATAAAGATATAAGAGAAAACGCTATCAATACATTAAAAACAGGTAAAATGACTAATGAACAAGCTTTAAAACAAATGTCAGATTCTTTAATGAATAAAATATTAACAAATACAAAACAAGATAATGCGGATCCTCTTAAAATATTGCAACGTATCTCTAAGAAAACTTTACGTTCAGATAAGTTAATAAAAACAGGAGAAGAATTACCAGATGCAATTAAAAAATTACTAGGAGAAGAAAATAATTTAAAATCTTCTGTGTTACAAACTACATCACACGCAATTACACACGCTACAAACAAAGCCACTTTAGATAAATTAGCGAAGGTTGGTTTAGATGAAGGTTGGCTATTTAAAAGTGAAGCAGCTGCAGATGCAAAAAAAGCATTCGACGCTGTAAAGGTGGGTGAGATAAAAGGCATAGGTTTATTAAAAAGTAATGTAGAAAAATTATATGCTTCAGCTGATATGGCAGCAGCAATAAAAGGTGCGCCAGGTAGATTTGATGGGTTATTACAATCAGGTATCTATAGAAATATTTTACAATTTAAAGTTGCTACACAGTTTGGTAAAACAGTTTTATCTCCAGTAACGCAAGTAAGAAACGTTACATCTGCCAGTATGTTTCCATTAGCCAATGGTCACATTGGTGGTAGAGCCTCTGTAACAGAATCATTAAGGATGACACTAGATGATATATTCGGTGCAGGTAAAGTAATTAATGAAGAACAGTTTATAAAAAATATAGAAAATAAAATAAGACTTGGAGTATTAGACGAGAACGTTGTTGCTTCAGAATTAAAAGCAGTCTTACAAGATATAAGAGCTGGTGCAAAAGTAAAAAATATGGATAGTTTAATAGCTAGATTAGCTAATAGTAAAATGGCAAAAACAGCTACTAGAATATATGCTGGAGGTGATAATCTTTGGAAATGGTATGGACATGAATATGCAAAATCTCAAATGAGAGGTATTTATAATAGTGTTGATGATATTGCTAAATGGTATGATGAGATTGTTGGTAGAAAATTTGATAAGTTTAACACGTTTACAGGTAAAGCAAAAACTTTTGATGATGCAATAGATGAAGCAGCTGCATGGCAAATAAGAAACACTTATCCAACATACAGTTTAGTGCCACAAATTATACAAGATTTAAGAAAATTACCTTTTGGTAACTTTGTATCGTTTCCTGCAGAGATGATTAGAACAACATATAATATACTATCTCTTGGTGCAAAAGAGGCTTTATCCTCAAATGCAAAATTAAGACAGATTGGATATAGAAGATTGATTGGTGCGTCTGTTGTTTTAGGTGGAGCAGAACAAGGTGTAACAACTCTTGCTCAAAATTTAACCGGAACTACCAAAGAACAAATTGATGCTTATAAAAGAAGTTTGTCAGCTCCATGGAACTCTAGAGCAGCCATATTACCTATTAATAAATGGGTAGATGGTGTGGGTAAAGCAATTAATTTTTCATATTTTAGTCCCTATGATGTTGTAACTCAACCAGCTAATTCTCTTTTAAAAACAATTGAAGAGGGTCAATTAAAACAACAAGATGTGGATAAAGTTTTATTTAATATAGTAAATCCTACTGGTGATGGACCATTTGGAAAACTGTTACAGCCGTTTATTTCTGAAGCAATAGCTATTGAGAAATGGAACGATGTTGCACCCGCTGGATTTTTTACTGGTGGTAGAGGTGGTGTAACAAAAACAGGATCTAAAGTTTATTCAGAAAATGATGATCCTGACGTTAAAATAACAAAAAGTATAGCACATATAATTAAAGGTGTTAGACCTACAGCCATAGACACAGGTTCAAAAATAATAGAAGGTGTACAAAAAGATATTAAAAGAGGTGGCCAACCTGTAAATTTAAAAGATGAACTTCTTGCATTACTTTCAGGAGTTAGAATTATTAACGTAAATGTTCCACAAAGTATGGAATTTAAAATAACTGATTACAATTCATCAATTAAAAAAGTTACAGAATCAGAAAAATTTTATAGCTTAGAAAATTTTAGACAAAGAGGACCCCTTGTAATGGCTCAAGAGTTTAGAGATATACAAGACGAAGCTTTTAAAATAAATCAAAATTTTTATTTTTTACTTCAAGATGCATTAACTGTTGGCGTGCCAGAGGAAGTTTTAATTAAGTTATTAAGAAAAAGAAGAATACCATATGCAAAAGTTAAAAAACTTTTAAGAGGACAAAACATTCCTTTTACAGGATATGAACCACGTATGAAACTTAGAGTGAAAAGAGCTGAAGCTAAAAAAGATGAATTAGGAGAGGAGGGTGAAGTAGTGCCAGAATATTTTTATCCTAAAAATTTATTTAAAGATATTGTTAGAGAATATAAAGAAAAAAGTTTAATACCACAACCAGATGCAGAGGAAGAAGAAGGAACTTTTGAGTTTGAAAAATTTTTACCAAACGTGAATAATCAACAATCTAACTTACAAATACAAACACCACCATTAGGCAACACACCTATGCCTATCGTGCAAACAGCGAAAGCAAATGTGAATCCAAATACTAACTTGACACGTACACAGACTGCGTTACTATCACCAGAAGAGCAAGTTATTGCTAGCAGGAGAACTTAATGAAAAAATCGGCACTACAAAAAATAGAAGATCACGAAAAACTTTGCAGAATTATGCAAAAGCAAACGTTTGATCAAATAAAAGAAGTTAAAGAACGTATTGCACGTATGGAAAAAATGATAGTAGGTGGTGCCATAGGTATAATTATTGCTTTAATATTAAACATGATACAATGAATTTAAGTCGTAACTTTACCCTTCAAGAGCTTATTAAATCGGACACTGCC